AAGTGTACCAACGGGGACTAATCAAGGCCATATTGGACAGGGTGAGACCCTCCAAGGGTGAGAGGGTGAGAGCCAATATAAGCCCATTGGAGACCCTTGGGGGGTTCGTCCACAGTGGTACCAAGGTGGGACTAAATAACGCCTGTAGTCCACTAATTGGCCACCAATAGTCCAATGTGGCCTACTGTGGGCTTTTAAGGCCATCAGGGACTAAGCTAAGTCCTTTTCTGACCCCCCTGGGGCAATTAGGGGGTGCATGAATATATTCGGGTACCTTTTATATTTAAGGTTTAACACATATACTCTTTAGTTCAATTTTGAAACCTAAAGACCGAGGGTCCCCATCAGTCCAAATTATCCATTTAAGCCACTATTTCTAAGAATATATAAAAAAGGGTCTATTTATATGACATCTAGTAGAGGATACACCGATTCGAATAGATTCTAGGTACCATAAAGGTAATACTAATGGTTTAGCAGTTGTGGGCTATGATCACAATACTTCAGTTATGCTGCAGGGGATAAGAGATGCCGTAAAGGAACTATGGGGGGAAATCAGTGGTATCTTTATTTAGCAATAATGTATCTTAAGGATCCATTAAGGACGCTAAAGGGACCACCAGTGGTCTTTCATTGTTGATCCCTTAAGGATCCATAATGGACTCCTATACCCTAATCTCTTATCCCTTGTAGTTAACTAAGTTTATAACGGAGGATGTAATGGGTAAGAAAGTAGGTACAAAAGAAGAATATCTAGAGGCCACTAGGGATCTAGCTGCAGAAGTTAAAGAGGGAGTCACAGAGGCTCCTATAGATAAGCAGACAGGTAAGGTCCATAAGGGATATGAGAACTTGCGTCCTTTTAAAAAGGGTGAGAATTTTCACGGAGGTCAGAAAAAGGGTTACAAGACCCCGAAGACTAGACTTAAAGAACATCTGAAAATGATAAAATTATTAGAGAGCGATCCAGAGCTTAATGCTCTTGTGGAGTCTCTTGACACAACCGATATGTTTGAGGCTTTAAAGAAGACTGCATTTGCAATGTTTGCATCAGATCCTACAGATAAGGATTTATTTGATCGGGCATACAAAGCAGTTGCTGAAGATAGGGAATACACTGAAGGTAAAAAGACTAGACAAGAAATTGATACTAGAATTACAAAAGTCAGTGAGATGACCATTGAACAATTGGAAACACAACTAAGAGATCTCGACATAGAAGAGGTTGAACCAGAGGAGTAAGACATGGCAGTACCAGTAGCAATAGCAGGAGCCGGGATAGCAGCAAGAGGGTTTGCATCATATATGGCAAAAAAGAAAGCAACAGAAGCAGCAGCAAAAGCAGCAGTTAGAAGTACAGGTGCAGCATCTATACCTAATTTAGTATCAGGATCTAGAGCTGGTAAAAGCGGCCTTGGAGGTTATGCAAGAGTATTAGGTGCAGGAGCTGCAGGAACTGCAGGTATTGCAGCTTACAATGAAAATAGAAACCCAAGAATTGAAGCTATGGAAAGACTAAGAAACCCTAAAGTAGGAATGACTGGCCTTGGTGGAGGCTATATGGCTAATCCTATGATGGACTATCGCTCACAAGATCCTTCGTATGATGCCTCAATGACACAAGAGGGTCAAATTCAAACCATGATGGAAGAGATGGACGGTATGAATATATCCGAAGAAGCTAAACGCCAAATAATAGCAGACAAGCTAGGTGTAATAAGTGGTGTTGGTTTTGAGAATCAACATGATAGAACGGGCTCAGTTCGTAAAAACCCACGTATGAGTTTGGAGGACTACAGGCGTTATGGCGCAAGCCCTGAAGCAATTAAGGCTATGGATTATATGGATAATAAGGTAGGTGACCCTTTTAATACAGGCAGACTTATGGAACCACAAGTCCCAATGACAATGGATAAACTTAGAGAAATGGCAAGAGAAGAATCAGGAGCTGGTTATACTACAGGTGAAAAGGCCGAGTACCTTAAAAGAATACAAGCAATCGAAGCTAAAGAAAAAGCAGACTATATAAGACGTCAAACAGGTGGAGCTGCAACTCCTAGAGAAATAAAAATGTTTATGGGAAGACCCTATTAGGAGATAACATGGCACAAGGATTAGCAAGTGTATCTCAAGATATGGGTATAACTGATAAATTGTACAGTTCTTTTGTAGATGCAGAGACTGGACATTTGCAGGGAGATAAGAAATTTATAAGAACTGAAGCTAGAAATACTAAAGGTGGAAGTTCTGCTTATGGACCTGCTCAAATTACTGGAACTCTAGTAAGAGATATGTTAAACAAAGGTATAATCCCAGATGACCTAAAAGATTACTCAAGTAGATTTTTAGACCAATCTGATTTATTTCTAAAGTACGGTAATGAGAAAGGTTTAAAAGGTTATGATCCAAAATATGATTATGGTGGGAGTGGGCATTTAACTACGCCACAAGACCAAGAAGATTATGGTAAATTGGCAAAAGTTATAATAGCTAATCATTATAGGAACGCTCAAAACGAAGTTGTAAAAACACCGGGTAGAGCAGGCATGACCGGTAATGGTCCCGGAAGAGATCCTGTTCATAGTGTTATAGGTGATTGGAGATTTGGAGTAAACAGTAAGAAAGGTAAAGATAACGATCTGAGGTATTATAATACATTTATGAATAGTTATAATAATTGACCACTCCTCCGACTTACTCCGCTGGTAGTAAAGGTCAGGGAACCAGCACTTCTGAGGAGGAGATATGAATTTAGATGAACAGGCTTATAAAGTAAAACTGTTAAAAGAATTAGAAATAAAGAAAGAAATAGACAAACGTAAGAAGATAGAAAAAAGTAAAAATAATTTTAAAGATTTTGCAAGAAGGCAACTTAGAATAATTACTAAGGATGCTGCTCAGGGTTATGTACCATTTGAATTTAACGATGCCCAGAAAAAAATACACGAAGCAATTGAAAAACAAATAAAGCAAAAAGGAAGAGTAAGAGCTTTAGTATTAAAAGCTAGACAACAGGGTATATCTACTTATACTGCAGGAAGAGTATTTTGGAAAACATTCTATACTCCACACACAAGATCAGTTGTAATTGCACACGATAGTGCAACGTCTGATGCTTTGTTTACTATGTCTAAGAATTTTATTGACAGAATGTCAGAAGATTTTAAACCAGAATTAATTAGATCTAATGCAAAAGAAGTAAAGTTTTCTCATAACGATTCAGGATTCCGACTGTACACAGCAGGGTCCCCAGAAGCCGGTAGAGGAACTACACCTACTATATTGCATTGTTCGGAGTGTGCTTTTTGGCAAAGCGATGAGAAAATTTTAGCTGGATTATTTCAGGGTGTATCGTCAGCTGATGGTACAGAGATAATCTTAGAGTCCACTGCAAACGGTGCTACTGGTGCTTTTTACAGAATGTGGAAAGCGGCTGAGAGAGGTGAGAACGATTACGTTCCTATATTCCTCCCTTGGTTTATGACTAAAGAATACACTATGACTCCTCCAAGTAATTTTGAGAGAAGCGTACAAGAAGAAGAATTATCTGAAGAATACGATCTTGACAACGGCCAACTATGGTGGCGCAGGATGAAAATTGGAGAGGGTGGGGAATCTAAATTTAGACAGGAGTACCCGTCTACAGCTGAAGAAGCTTTTGTAGTATCAGGTAAGAATGTATTTAATGTAGAAAAACTAAATAAACTTGAGACTCAAGCTCCAAAATCTTTAAGAGAATTTGATGTAAAAATGTCTAGTTGGGAAGAGAAGCGAGAAGGTAATTTATCTATATGGCAACCTCCCGGATTTGACGAAAAATTTATTATAGGCGCTGACGTTTCATTAGGTGTTGGTCAAGACTATTCAGCTGCAGTTGTATTAAATGTAAAAAGAGAAGTAGTTGCTGTCTACAGAGACAACCATGTAGATCCAGCAATGTTTGGTAGAGATTTGTTTTATTTAGGAAGGTATTATAATAACGCCCTTCTTGCTGTAGAGTCTAACTCTATGGGTATATCTACTTTGCAAAAACTTAAAGAAATGAAATATGTTAATTTGTATTATCAAACTCAAATTGCCAACCTGACAGACGAGGATGGTGTAAGATTGGGTTTTAGAACTACAAGTGCTTCTAAACCAGCTATAATATCTAATTTGAAAAATTGGATTGACAACGATGAGATAGCTATATGGTCTTCTGATGTTGTAGGTGAGTTAAGAGATTATGTATCAGATGATAAAGGTAAAACTAATGCATCTAGAGGATCTACAGACGATACAGTAATGTCTCTTGCAATTGCTGCAGAAGTTTATAGAACACATATTCACAGACTAAGTACTGACAGAATAGGATTTGATAGCGTATTTATTCCTGAAAGACAAACTAATTGGATTTAATTATGGATAAGAAAAACAAGAAAGTAACTGACGAAGAAATAACGAGTATTATTAATGACTCTATTAAACAAGCGGTAGGTAGCTTTTCGTCTGGTTCTGAACTACAGGAACAAAGAGAAGCAGCTATAAACTATTATACGCAGCAACCTAAAGGTAATTTAAGACCAGTTGGTGTATCAAAAGTAGTTACGTCAGACACTATGGAGATTGTAGATTCTTATTTAGCTGTAATATCTGAGCTAATGTTATCTAATCAAAAAATTGCAAAATTTAATCCATCAGACCCAAGTCAAACAGTTGCAGCAGGTCTTGCTTCTGAACTTACAAACCATTGTATATTTAGTAAAAATAACGGTTGGGTAGAATTAAACACTTGGATTAAAGCTGCGCTTTTATTTAAGAACTCTATTATTAGATGGAGATGGGAAGAATTATCAGATACTAAAGTTGAAGAATATGAAAACATTAGTATCCCTGAAGTTGACGCTCTTTTAGCAGAAGGTGATGCTGAGATAGTAGAAATGAGAGTTGGAGAGGGTTTAGATCCTGAAACTGGCGAAGAGGTTTATGAATACGTATCTTTAAGAAGAGAAGTTGATAAATCTAAAATAGCTCTTGAAAACATACCTCCTGAATCTTTTATGATTAATAGAGGTGCCACAAGCATAGCTAACGCATCGTTTGTTGGAGTACAAACAGAAATGACTTTATCAGAACTTAGAGAGATGGGTTTTGATGTTGATGATGATATAGCAGAGGGTACAGAGGCTAGTAATTTTAGCTTTGATTACGAATCTTCTGTAAGACAGTCTATAAACGAAGTAGAGCAAAACTTTCATGAAGATTTTATGGGTATTGCTAATAGAGAAGTTATTGTTACAGAGTCTTGGATTAAAATTGATAGAGATGGAGATGGTGTAGCAGAGTTAAAAAGATTTATAACAGTTGGCGATGAAGTTTTATTAGAAGAGTATGCAGATAGCATACCTTTGGCTGCTTTAAACCCAATAGAAATTCCATACGCTTTTCATGGTATGTCAATAGCAGATGCTACTAAAAGTGCAACTGAAATTAAGACAACCATAACTAGAGGTATGATCGAGAATGTATATTTGTCTAATTATGGCAGAGTACTGGCCGATCCAAATACGGTAGACTTTAGAGCACTACAAAGTCCTGAACCACATCAGATTATCCCAACTAATGGGTCTCCGATGTCTTCTGTGCATACTTTGGTGCCAGCTCAATTAGCACCGTCTACCTTTTCTTTACTAGAGTTCATGAACACCGAAAAAGAAATGGCTACTGGGATGACCAGAGCAGCCCAAGGTGTAAATGAAAAATTGTTTGACTCAGGAAACTCTGCAGGCAAGATTGCAATGGTGGAGCAGGCTGCTCAGAAGCGAATAGCTTATGTCGCACGCAGATTTGCTGAAACTGGATTTAAAGATCTATGTAAAGGTGTGTATAACCTTATACTAGAGAATTCAGAATCAATCCTGAAAGATTACAGTTATTATAATATAACTCCTGAGTCTCTTATGCCGTTAGAAAGCTTAACAGTCGATATAGATGTTGGTGCTAACAGCTCCGCTAATACCCAAGAAAATATGATGATGATGGCGCAACAGGTTATGCCTATGCTATATCAATCGCCAGAATCTAAAGGTATTATAAATCCTAAGGCCCCTTTTACTATAGCAAGACAATTGCTAGAGTCTATGGGTATAGATAACTGGGTAGATTTTCTTGTAGATCCAGATACTGAGCAAGGGCAAAAACAAGCCCAAGCTGCTATGCAAGAAGCTCAACAAGGACAAGAGCAAGCACAAAAAGAAGATCAGGTAGAACAGCAAAAAATAATGCTTCAACTTCAAAAACAAATGGCTGACATTCAGAAGAAACAATCTGACATGGAACTAGACAGAGAGAAGTTTGAATATCAAAAGACTAAAGATGCTGCTGAATTGCAGTTAGAGTTAGCCCTTGGTGAGCCAACTAAAATTGGATAATTAATCTAGGAGGAGATTATGGATGATGTAGAATTTGGTCAACATGCTAAACTAATTAAAGACAATAAAGTTTTTGATGAAATGTTTAATAGAGTTAGAACCAAGTATCAAAACATGTGGGCAGGTACAGAGCCACAACAAGGGGATCTACGAGAAAGATTGTATAATACTATTGTAGCCCTTACTGATGTAAAAAAAGAAATAGAATCTGTTGCCACACTTGGTGACAATGTTGCATATAATAAAGAAATGGAGGATTTCAAATGACAGCAGAACAAGAAATAAAAGAAGGCCAACAGGCTGATTATGACACTTATGTATTACAAAAAAAAGCCATGCTAAGAGAAGTTAGAGGTTCTCGTGGGGGAATTATGGTTAGACAACTAATAGTACAATTAAACGCTTTAGAAATGGTCATGGACCGTTTAGAAGCAAAACTTATAGTAGCTAAAAAAGCTAAAAAATAATTAATCGAGGAGGATTAATAAGATGCCAAAAGAAACTACCCAATCGGATGTGAACGAAGGTTTATCTGAAAATGAAATGTTAGACGTACTTGCGGATGACTTCTTTGTAGAAGAAGATCTACCTGAGCAAGAAATGGATGACACAGAGAAGTCTGTAGAGGAAAGAGATGATGCCGAAACAGATGAGTCTGAAGAACTAGAGGGAGAGGAGCAAGAGGAAGATGCAGAAGAATCAAAAGATGATGGTGAAGACCTACCTGAAAGTGATTCTGAGGAAGATACTGAATTAGATTTAGATTACTTAATAGCTGTCAAGGTTGACGGTGAAGAGTCTGAAGTTTCTATGAAAGAATTGATCCGTGGTTATCAGACAGCAGCTCACGCCAATAAAAAATCCATAGATGCAAGTGAACAGTTAAAAGTAGCACAAGCATTAGCACAAGAGTCAACTATACTTAAAGAAGAGAATGCTAAACTCCTTAATACAACAGTAGATGCCGAAGAAAGGCAACTAGCAGCGTATGATAGGAAAATTCAACAGCTAATTGCTGATGATGATATGTACGAATTGCCTAAATGGCAAGAAGCACGTAGAGTCAAAGCAAGAGAGATAACAGAAACTAAGGCCAAAGCTACCAAACTCGATAAAGAGTCAAGAGTAGAACAAGAGATGTCTTATAATTCAAATCTACAAGCTTATAAAGAACAAGCAGTGGAACAATTAAACAGTAAAGTACCGGGCTGGGAAACAACATACGATGATGTTGTCAACTGGGCCGTAAGAGACTTAGGTCTTCCAGATTTTGCTGACGTAGTTGATCCTGATGTAATCGCACTAATGTATGATTACAAAAATCTTAAAGATGGTAAAAAATCTGCCGTTAATAAACGGAAGAAGGCTCCTGTTAAAAATGTAAAGGCTAACAAATCTGTTAACAAAAACGCAAAGACTAAAGAGAAAGCAGATAGCCTTCGAAAGAAGGTGTTAGAGGGTGGAGCAAGCGAAAATCAACAGGACGAGTTCCTAGGCAATTTAGCAGGCAACATGCTCAACTAAAACTTTTTCTTTTTAATTTAACATTTTAAATGGAGAAATTGTAAATGGCAATTTTTAAAACGGAAGATACGAAGGGTAAAAAGGAAGACCTCGCATCTTTCATCTCGATGATTACAAGGGACGAAACTCCTTTCTTGTCATCAATTGGAACAAAGAAGGCAGCTGGTATATTTCACGAGTGGCAAACCGACTCATTAGCAGCACCTGTAGCAAATGCTAAAGCTGAAGGTCTCGATTACACTGCAGCAGATACACCAACAACTACAACTAGACTTGGAAACTATTCTCAAATTCTTGTTAAAGAGATCAAGGTCTCAAAGACTTTGGATTCAATTTCTAAGGCAGGTCGTAATTCTGAATTTGCTTATCAAATGAAGAAAAAAGGTACTGAGCTTAAACGTGACTTAGAGCACGCATTAATTGGTACTAGGCAAATTACAAACGGATCAGGAGTTGCTGACGCAGTTGGTGATAACACTGGTCGTAAGATGGGTGGATACCAATCATGGGTTCCTAAGGAAAATAACTGGGATGCTTCTGCAAGTACTCCGGCTTTTCAAAGTGCAGCTGGTGGTAATGGAGCAACTGCTCACACAGCGCCTACAGCAGGTACTCACGTCTTAGCATTAACAGATATTGATGAAGTAATGCAGAGAGTTTACGAAGAAGGTGGAAAAGCATCAATACTAATGATGTCTCCAAGCAATAAGCGTGCATTCTCAACATTAGCACAAGGTGCTGGTAGTAATACAAGACGTAATCTTGACGAGAAAGGTTCACTTAGACAATCTGTTGAACTTTATGAGTCAGATTTTGGTGTCGTAAAAGTAGTTCCTAACTTTATTCAAGGTCTAGCTACTAGTGTAGACATCTCTGATGGAGTTGGTGGTACTACTGACGTAATAGTTTATGATCCATCTTGGTGGTCAATGGCTAACTTGCGTTCTCTTTCAACAACTGATGTAGGTCAGAAAGGTGACTCTACAGTAGGTATGATGGTTGAAGAGACTACGCTTGAGTGTCGTAACCCACATGGTTCTGCGCTAATAAGTGGTATAGGTGTAATAGTTTCTTAATTATTAGAAATTAAATACCAATAAGGGGGTCCTTTATGGATCCCCTTTTTTTTATTCAAAGGGGGTTTTATGAAATCTATTAATTATGACTATAGTCAAGCTGGTAAGTACAAAGCTGAACAAGATGTAAGTGCTTATTTAGACTATGCTCAACAATCAAGAGCTATGGGAAGAAGTGCTTTTGACAATAAAAGGACAAGCTACAGAAGTTTGGCAATAGTTCCAGATATTGTTGCTGTAGACATACTTAATAGATTTGGATTAGATATACACTCATCTGAAAATGATCAAAGTGTATTAACTAAAATATCAGAAATAATAAAAACACATTACCCTAACTTGTTAACAAACAATATGATTAATAGTGTAACTAGGAGATAACATGGCATCAATTAAAAACCAAGTCACTTTAAGATCTGGTATTGCTAGCTGGCTAAATAGATCTGATCTAACAGACACTGAAATTGATCAATTTATTGAAATAGCGGAAGCTAGGCTTTATGAAGAATTAAGGGTTCCTACTTTAGAATCGACAGAGGCTTTTTCAGTAGCAGTTCTTAACTCAAGTATTACTATACCTGCTGGTTTTATTGAAATAATAGAATTAAAACATCTTAAAGGCGGAACTTGCAATGTAAACCAAACTACTAATACAACTAGAGCCCTTTGCTCGGCTGCAAGTGGGACTTGGACAGACAGTGATAAAGATGATGATATTGTTTTAAAAAGAATTGACTCAAGAGCATTTTACAACAATAAAATTCAAAACGCATACACTAGAGAACTGACTAATTTCTTATTAACAGATAACGAGGGTGAACAAAAAGCATCTGGTGAATATACAATTAAATATTACAAAGCAGGGGATTCAATAGGGACTTATGCAAGTTCAACTACAGCTTCAACTGCTATTGTGGCTGGTAATTATTACAAAATTGCATCTGCTGGTAATACAAGTTTTACAGGAATAGGTGCGGCTAATAATAATGTTGGAACTATATTTTTAGCAACAGGTGCAGGTTCAGGAACCGGGACAGCTTATATAGAAAACATACCTTGGATTTTAGGTACAGAATATGAAACTATATTGTATGCAGCTTGTACAGTTGGCTCTACATTTATAGGGGACGTAGAGATGGAACAAAAATTTAATGATTTATCGTCAAGAAAAATATTGGCTTTAAATAGTAAAGAACAAAGAGCTGATTTAAAAGGTGGTATTTTTACTCATCATTTTAGTTCTTCTTCAATTTAGGAGAAATTATGGCAAGAAATTCCTTTTATTCAGGTGATGCAGGTGCTGAAGTTGTTATTGACAATTCAGTTGCAGCAGCAGCTCTTTCAGAGACTAATGCTGCCAGTAGTGCTTCAGCTGCATCTACAAGTGCTAGTGGTGCTTCTACAAGCGCAACTAATGCTGCAGCATCTTATGATTCATTTGACGATAGATATCTAGGAGCTAAATCATCTGCTCCTACAACAGACAATGATAGCAATGCTTTAATAGATGGGGCATTATATTGGAACAGTACTTCTGATCAAATGTTTGCTTGGGATGGTTCTGCTTGGGCAGCACTAATACCTACAAGCGCTAATCAAGGACATATTAATACAGTATCAGGTATTCAAGCTAATGTAACTACAGTAGCAGGAATAAGTGCTAACGTAACTACGGTTGCCGGTATTAGCTCTGACGTAACTTCTGTTGCAGCGGATGCTTCAGATATAGGTGCAGTCGCA